GACGTAGAGGTGTGATTGATGTTGATGCCAGTAACAAGGCTTTGATTTTACCGTCTGGGCTACCGTTGTTTTACGAAGACTTAAACTACGATGGCGACGAATACACATACAAGGTACGTCGAGGTCGAAACAAAATCTACGGCGGCAAGGTAATAGAGAACGTATGCCAAGGGATTGCACGGTGCATAATTGGTGAGCAGATGTTAAGAATAGCCAAGAATTACAAAGTTGTGTTGACCGTACACGACAGTATTGTATGCTGTGTTAAAGATAACGAAGTGGAGCAAGCACAATCATTTGTAGAGACTTGTATGCGATGGACACCTGACTGGGCGCAAGGTCTACCTGTTGATTGTGAATCGGGTATTGGAAAATCGTATGGTGATTGCGAGTGATTTAGCTACAGAAAAAGACGCAGATAAGTTTATGCGTGATAACTTCCTCATACCTCAATCTAGATATGGTTGGAGTTTCGAGGAGCAGGTACGGATACCCAATTCGAGAGGTAGGATAGACTACGTTGTGACGACAGATGAAGGGTTACAGTTCGGTATAGAATGTAAGAAGAATTTGTTTCACGAAGATAAGGTAGGTATGGCTGCTAAAACTTTAGCAGGTCACTTTGAACAGGCGGCGGCTTATGCAAGAGATTTACAAATGCCAGTATTTATCGGCCCTTTCGTAGCACCTATTTCTCTTATGGGGGCAACAGGGGGCGGACTAAAGTTAACCTCATTAGCTGCCCTTAACATATTTGGTGGGCGCGTAAACGTAGGTACGTTATTGCATCACAACTATCGTGCAGGTTCGTGGTCGCTTATCTTACGTGGTCAAAGGTTTTGGTCTGAGTATGAAGGTATGCAAGAGCGTATGAATAAACTTGTTGTGTCTAAAGGCGCGAAAAAAGAACGAGTGCAGTTAAAGGAAACGGTGTAAATATGGGTATCGCCCCTTGGTCATTCAGTAAAGCAAAGGCATTTGAGACATGCCCAAAGCAGTTCTACCATGAGAAGATACTGAAAGAGTACCCTGTCGAAGAGACAGAAGCCATGCGTTATGGCACTGAACTGCACAAGGCTTGCGAAGACTACATAGGCAGCGATGTGCCGATCCCAAAGAAGTTTGGGTTCATACAAGGTATGCTAGACAATCTAAAATCCAGACGTGGTGTAAAGATATGCGAAAAGAAGATGGGGCTGACCGCTGACCTCAAAGCATGTGACTTCTTTTCAAAAGACGTGTGGTTTCGCGGGATAGCTGACCTAATAATCGTAGACGTGTTAGCAGGTGTTGCATATGTCATTGACTACAAAACTGGCAAGTCAGCTAAGTACGCTGACAAAGGGCAGTTAGAGTTGATGGCACTTACTGTGTTCAAACACTATCCTGAGATTAAGAAGGTGAAAGCAGGGCTTTTGTTTGTGGTTGCAAACAGCTTGGTCAAAGCCGAATACGAAATAGATGCAGAGTCAAATCTATGGGAGAAATGGCTCAAGATATATGGTAAAATGGAGAAAGCGTTTGAGTCAGATGTGTGGAACCCACGCCCTTCTGGTTTATGCAAACGCTACTGTCCTGTAACCGAATGCCCACATAATGGGAGAAACTAATGCCATACAAAAATAAACCACGTCCGTACAAGAAAGAGTACAAACAGCAAAAAGCTAGAGGCGAACATGAAGATCGCATGGAACGCCAACGCGCTCGTCGTGCTATGGACAAAAAAGGTGTAGATAAAAACAAGAACGGCAAAGCCGATAAACGAGAAGGCAAGGACATTGCCCACAAAAAACCACTAAGTAAAGGTGGGACAAATAAAGACGGTTATAAAGTACAAAGCCGCAAAAAGAACAGAGCAGCAGGTGGCGCAATGAGCAAACCACCTAAAAAGAAAAAATAAAAACTGGAGAACAACATGCAGATTATTCGGGATAAGGCAGTCCTGTTGAATTTGCGCAACCCAAAGAGGGTCACAACCGTGATCCCACAGAGCAAGGAGTTGTCGATGAATAAGGTTGTAGTCAAATGGGGCATACTTGAAGCCCTAAAGCTGAAAAGCTTAAATATAAACGTACCCTCACCTATTAGTAAGCGTTACAAATGGGCTGGTCAGTTTAAACCATATGAGCATCAGAAGAAAACAGCAGAGTTTCTAACGATGAACAAACGTGCGTTCTGTTTCAACGAGCAAGGCACAGGTAAGACTGCATCGGCTATCTGGGCGGCTGACTATCTAATGAAGCAGGGTGTTATAAACAGAGTGTTAGTTATCTGCCCGCTCTCGATCATGGATAGCGCATGGCGTGGAGACTTGTTCTCGTTTGCTATGCATCGTTCTGTAGACGTAGCTTACGGTAACAAAAAGAAACGCGCTGAGATTATAAACGGCGGTGCTGATTTTGTTATCATAAACTATGATGGTGTAGAGATCGTCAAAGAAGAGATAGCTAATGGCGGCTTTGATTGCATCATCGTAGATGAAGCAACGCATTACAAAAACGCACAGACTAAGCGGTGGAAGACACTGAACAAGTTGCTTACAGACAAGACTTGGTTGTGGATGATGACAGGTACACCTGCGGCACAATCACCTCTAGATGCGTATGGGTTAGCTAAACTAATAGACCCGCAAAGCGTACCACGTTTCTTTGGCTCATGGCGTGATATGGTTATGTTTAAGCTGACACAGTTTAAGTGGTTACCGAAAGAAAACGCTAGTCAAATAGTACACGAAGTGCTGCAACCTGCGATACGTTTCACCAAAGATGAATGTCTTGATCTACCTGACATGGTGTACACCAAGCGCAAAGTAGAGATGACGAAGCAGCAGACAAAATATTACGAAGAACTGCGTAAGAAGATGGTTATGCATGTAGAAGACGAGAGCATAACAGCGGTTAACGCGGCAATCGTTCTAAACAAATTGCTACAGATATCCTCTGGTGCTGTATATACAGACGACAGCGAGACACTAGAGTTCGACATATCTAATCGATACAAGGTTCTCAAAGAAGCGATAGACGAAAGCAGCCAGAAAGTTCTGGTGTTTGTTCCGTTTCGGCATACTATTGATCTGTTAGCCAGTAAGCTAACCGGGGACGGGGTGACGTGTGGTATCATACGAGGAGATGTCTCTGCGCCTAAGAGGACTGAAATATTTGATCAGTTCCAAAACTCACCTAACCCACAAGTGCTTATTATTCAGCCACAAGCTGCGGCTCACGGTGTTACGCTGACCGCTGCAAACACAGTAGTGTGGTGGGGGCCAACATCGTCTCTTGAGACATATGCACAAGCTAATGCACGTGTACACAGGTCTGGACAAAAACATAAGTGTACTGTCATTCAGCTTTATGGTTCGCAAGCGGAGCAGCGCATTTATCGTATGCTAGATGATAGAATTGATGTACATGCAAAAATAATAGATTTGTACAAAGAACTACTTGACTAAGGTAAGTTTAACCACTATCTACTAGATATAAATAATAATGGAGAGATAAATGAGCGTTCCAGTAGAAAAGCTCGTAAAAGCGTACATAAAGATACGCGATCAGCGTAGTGAGTTGACCGCTGAGTACAAAGAAAAAGAAAAAGCACTTAGCGATAAAGGCGATAAAATCAAACGTGCATTATTAGATCATTGTAAAGAACACAATGTTGAGTCTGTGCGCACGTCTGAAGGGGTCTTCTTTAGAAGTGTACGGCAACGGTATTGGACAAGCGATTGGGAACAGATGTATATGTTCGTAAAAGAGCATGATGTGCCTGAGTTCTTTGAAAAGCGTTTGAACCAAACAAATGTACGGCAGTTTCTAGAAGAGAACCCTGATCTTGTACCAAAAGGTCTTAATGTAGATTCGGAGTATACAGTATCAGTGAGGAAAAAATGACAGAGAACCCGTATGTAGATATTAATAAGGTTGCCGAGTATTTCGGCATCTCTATCTCAACAACCCGAAAGTGGTTGCGTGAGGGGCATATCCCCCGAGACACCTATATCAAGGCAGGGGATACATATCGCTTCAATATAGATGCGATAGAAAAAGCGTTGACAAAACGTGACGATAAAGTGGAAGATGTACTTCCTTATAACGAACATTAATGGAGAACGACATGGCAGAGCAATTGTCATTATTTGAAGGGGGCAACTCCCTAGTAAGCAGCGACTTATTCAAACAGTTGCAAGAAGTAGACGATAACCTAGCAGGTGGTTCTGGTGGTGGGTCTGGCCTACGCCGAATTAGTCTTCGTGGTGGACGTTTCCGTGAGATGGTTAACGGCGATCAAGTCAACGTAAAGAACGATGGCTTTATCAATACAATCATTGTAAACGCGGCACCGATCTCGCGTACTTTCTATGCGGGTCAGTACGATGCAGAGAACCCTTCTGCACCTACATGTTGGTCGCCAGACACAGACGCGCCTGACAGCGCGGTTCCTGCAGATCAGCGTCAAGCTAAACGCTGCATGGACTGTAAGCAGAACGTCAAAGGTTCGGGGCAAGGCGAGAGCCGTGCATGTCGGTACCAACAACGTATTGCGGTATTGCTAGAGGGTGACATGGAGAATGTATACCAACTACAATTACCTGCTACGTCTGTATTCGGTAAGCCAGTAGACGGTAAGATGGGGATGCAAGCGTATGCTCAATACCTACGCGCCCACAAAACTCCGTCTATCGCTGTGGTTACACAGATGTATTTTGACGAGAACAGCGATACACCAAA